ATGAATAAAAAAAATATATATCAAAAACTACATGATGCCTGTTTAACTGCGGGGTCTGTCAAGAAAGGTACGAAAGCAAATGGGATGCACTTCAACCCACTTTTGCACGACAAAGTTCAAGAAGTAGCTACACAAGCATTATTAGACAATGGTTTGTATGCGACCTGTAATTATCTGACAGAGATTGTACCTAATATAAAACAAGTAATGGTCGTATGTACTATGAGAGTTTATGACATTGATGATCCAACCCAACATATACTTGTTGATGGTTGTTCAGCATTTGGAAACCTTGATAAATTTGGAACCGGCAATGCCATGTCATACTCAAGAAAGTATGCGTTCTTAAATTTATTAAATCTTAAAACAGGAATTAAAGATGAGGATGGCTATGAAGCCAAACCATTTGAACAAGATTCTCCAGAGCAATCTGTAGAAGAACCTACCTATGCTGATGATAGTATAGATGTAGAAGATATAAAACATGAACTTAAAAATGCTGAAACTATAAAAGGTTTTAACATTGCTAAAGAAAAGCATAGAGCAAGTGTTGAGTATCTATTAAGAAACAATTTACGAGCATACAGACAAATTTCAGATATTGCTGAAACTCGTGAATTTCAATTAAATAATGGTCAGTAAAAGCTGACAATAACAAAGGAGCAAACATGAGTGAAGATGTAGTATGGTGTAACTTGGTAAGAAACCAAAACAAAAATGCGGAGAACCAACCGGATTGGGTAGCACCGCCAAACCTAAAAGCACCAGAGGGTAAGAAATGGACCATAGGTGTAAAGATAGGAGACGTTTGGCACAATCAAGCTGGATGGGATGATAAGGATGAGCAAGGCAATGTTGTTGGGATTACAATCAAGATGACACCACCTACTGCCAACGAAGATAAACCATCAGCAACTCCTAATAAAGGGTTTCAAAGTAAACCTAATTATGGTAATAAACAATCATACAAGTTTTAATTAATTTGTATTTAGCTTTGGGGGAGTTTTTTCTTTCTAGTTCCCTTTCGGTAGTTTTCTTCCCCAAGGCACCTCAATATATTTATGGATAAAAAAATAACAGATTTAGATCAAGAGATTGAAAAGAAAGTTATTGATGATCGGCAAAAAGATTATGGTAACTACCAAGAAAACTTTGTTTTATTAGCAGAAATGTTTACACTAATACTGTTTGATAATTTAAAAAAACGAATAAAACCGCACCAAGTAGGTCAATTAATGATGGGATTAAAACTATACAGATCAACAAAAAATTTTAAAGCAGATAACTATTTAGATTTAAGTGTGTACAATAAGATGACCAGAGAGATACACAAAAAAGAGGTTGCCAAAAAGGATAAAAATGGGTAAGTATAAAAGAATTATTAATGGGGATTGTCATTTTACCATGACAGAACTCTTTGATGATGTGGAGAAAGCTGCAAATGTGTCCAATAATGGAGAACTTGTAGAATGTAAAATTGATAATTTGAGGATTGATTTTACAACAGTAAAAAAGGATAAGGATGAACGAGATAAAAACTCGTCTGCAAAAGCTGAAAGACCTTCAAGCGAAGAAACACGAGAAGTATCTGGAAGCAAAAGTTAAAGTGAATAAGTATCAACAAGATTCTTATAAATTGCTTTGGCAAATAGAGCAGACAAAAGAAAGATTAATGGCTAGTAAATAGTTATTAATTTATAACTAAAAAAAACTGAAGGAACACGAGGGGGATCTATGACCATAAATGTAAGCAAACATTATAATCAACACATAAAACAAATAAACGAAAACAATTTTATATACAAAGTTAAGAAAGCATTTTACCTTCTTACGAACCAAGAAGAAAGATTATATGAGGTAGGGTTCTCGGAAGGTTTTTTACATGCTGTAAACATTTTACAAAAAGAACCAATCAAAGATAGCAATGTAAAAAAAATTGTAGGTTACACTGTTACAAAACCAAAACCATCAGATGTACAAAGTGTGATTAATAAAGTTTGCATACATTTTGAAGTACATAAAGAAACTCTAATGAAAAAAAGTAGAACCACAGATATTGTTAGAGCAAGAAATGTAATACACAATATATTATTTGAAAAGTATCGTATGAACCTTACAGATATTGGTAGATATTTTGGACAAGATCATACCACAGTATTGCACTCAATAGAAATGAAAAGAGACCAGAAAAGATTTTGGTCTCCAGAACAATCATTGTGGCAAGAGTTTGAGAAACTTATTTCTTAAACCCAGATAACATATTCTTATAAGCCTTTTTAGTAATTGTACTTTTAGATTTACTTTTTGAAGTACCAGATTTTTTTTTCTGGTTGATGTTATAGTACAAACCCTTCTTGGCTTTTGTTCCATCTTTTTTAGTGTGATAACCCGGCATTATTTCTCCTTCTCGTATGTTGCATCTTCTGATCTTAATTTTTGTTGTTCACAATAATTATCAAAACAACTACCATCTTTTCCATCATGACAAAAGTATTTTTTTGTAGCAGTTACAATCCATCCACCAGCATCACTGATTAATTGTTTTCCACACTCCTCGCAATACCCACACATAAAAGACCTTTCTGGTTTCTTCCATGCTTTTTTTACCGGCACTTCCACCTTCTTCTTGCTTGTCTTATTCTTGAGTTAGGATCGTTTCTTGTTTTAGCTGATGATCTTTTAAGTTGTCCAGCTGATCTGGCACAATAACTCTTTCTACGTTTAGCAGACTTTGATCCTGCCTTAACCTTACCTGTTACTGCTGTCTTTAATTTTGATCCGGGATTGGCTCTTCTATATGCTTTGACACCTTTGGCTGTCATACCAGCTCCAGATTTTGTAGGTCTGTAGTTTGCGTTCTTACCTTTTGTTGTTTTTCTAATAGCCATTATCTACCTCTAACAGAATCTATGAAATTGTAAACTCTCCCGAACTGTTTATCTATAGACATTAAATCAGATTGGATCATGGTTACTGTTAATTGAAGTTCTATAAGTGTGACCAAAGTCCAAGTTGCTAAACCCATTAGAATTGTACCAAGCAACGCAATCAAAGCTGTGTTAGTTTTTCTTGTCATTCCTTTTTCTTTTTAAAATTTTAACTCTTGAGTGCCAACACCACTCGGTAAATTTTATAGAATAAGTTTCTATAAAAGATATTGCGTTATCTAATTTTCCAAAAAAGTTATAGATAAATCTATCAATCATGGTTTGATTGGTCCTATAATTTTCTTGTCTGGGTTATCTTCAAGATACTCTTTCTTTATATCTTGCCATAAGCTAGTCTCTATTATATCTTGATTATCATCTATTGTAGGTACTATTCCTGTACATTTAGATACTAATAATTTAAAGTTTTCATTGTGTTTTATACTAGGATTTTTGTTTACTTTACTACACATTTTAAGAAGCTCTAACTGTTGTTTTAACTCCATATTTTCTTGCTGTATACTTCTAAATTCTTTAGTACAAGCTGATCCAATGTAATGTCTGTAAGTTAAACTTATCCTACCATTATCATCATTATTGTTGTAATTATTATTATCATTATAATGCCTATAATCATTCTCTCTATTCTCCTTTTCCAACCTAACATCAACTTCACCAGTTCTACAACTATTGTAACCATTGTTTAAGTATTCGTTTCTAGGATAAGCAGGTTCGGCAAAAAGGGTTAAACCTACTAACATCAAGATAAGTATTGCTGTAAATCTGTAATCCATCCTGCAACTCTCCATAGGTCATCCTTAATAATTTATTTCCCTGTTTAAGTCTTTGATGTCATACTCCATCTGCCTTACCTTATCTGCCAAGACTTCATATAAATTTTCTGCCATCTCCCATGTACCTTCTGCTCTTTCTAATTTTTGTAATACTGTGTTTAAATTAGATGTAACATTGGCTAGGTCTCTACGAATATTCTCCATATCCATAGTTTGTATCTTTTCTATTTGTGTTTGATTTGCGTTGATTGTGTCTGTTAGATTTACAATATATTTAACACCAGTGAATGTTCCAACTAGCAATGAAGCTACAATAGGAACCATAACTATGTTCTTCTTTAATAAATCTACTAGGTTCATTCACAAAAACCTACTGTATAATTGCGATAACTAATACAACACCAACAATAATCACTATCTCTTTGTGATCTGTCCAGTAGTGCATAGCTGCGTCTTTAATTTTATCAATCATAATTATCTCCTGTGTGGTTTTAATATAAGATATTACTTTCCCTGTCCACGATTTTTTGACTTACCTTTCTGAAGTTTTTTAGACTTGTTCATAGAAGATAGTTTGGGTCGTCTACCTATACTTGTTTTTTTTGGTATTCTTTCGTGTGGTTGATCTGCTATGTTGAACTTTACTCTTGCCATTTTTTCCTGTTTGTTGTGATAATAAACTTACCTTTTTTTTATACTGACTAACAGATGCTGTCATTATACCTTTGCTCATTTTTTAACTAATGAACCACCAAAGTATAATCCAATAATAGCTGACACTAGGTTGGTATCTAATGGTGTAATAACCAAACTATTAGAAGATAGTGTTATCCATTTCATTATTTCTTTTTCTGGTAAAAATAAGAATGAAGGTTTAAATTCTAAATAACCTACAATTACACTTACATCTGGTTGGAATATTGGCATTAGTTTTGGTAGCAATACTATTGCAAATACTGCAGTTAAAGCTATAATTCTTCTGGTCCATTGGAAGCCTTCGTTGTTATATTCTCTAGCTTCTTTAAAACCTTTTTGTTGTATATCTGCTCTTTGCAGTAACATCTTTTGTTCTGCTTGTTTTGCTTTTATACTTTGAGACCAGATACTCATTACTCCACCTAATACAGTAGAGCCTAGCATTGTTATCATTTCAAATGGCATTATTCTTTCTCCTCTAAATCTTTAATCTTTGATAGTGCATCATCTAAATCTTTAGTACAAAATTCTAGTTTTTGCAAACACCTTTTGTTAGCTGAATCTTTAGACTTATTAGCATCCTCAAGCTCTGCTATTTGACTTTTTAGTATTCTTACTTGGTCTTTATACTCATTAATAATATCTAACGAATTATCATTTGGCATATATTATTTTTACCTTTAGTTTGATTTGTTCTTTTGTTCTACCTCTGGATATGAATGATCCAACCCTTTTTCTTTTATAGCCATCTTTGGCTGTATAATCTGACTTCCTATAATTTTTAGACTTAACATCATAACCAGTATACTCACCTGTAGCCATATTTAAAGTAACAATATCTACAGGACCAAGTCCGCCAAGAGGTGTAAATACTAGGATATTCGGGTCTTTTGCTAGTTCAATCTGTACTTTCATTTCGCTTATTAGACCAGTAATTGCTTTCTTTCTTCTAGCCATAACAGCCTTAAAGTTAAAGTTTTTGAAATAATATAACTATGATAGTAAACATACCACCTATGAGAGCTGACATAGCATAGTACATGTGTTTTTTAATATCTTTAATTTCTGATTCTATATTGTTTATTTTTTGATGAGTTTGTTTTTGCATGATACGACAAAGTTTTTCGTGTGATTCTATTTTCTCAAGTGCAATATTTTTAGGCATTATACTTGTTGTTGTTTTGTGCAACTGTATTGCGTTGATAGTTGAAATTTATTAACTGTTTCATCATCTACAGCTAGTAAGTATTTGCTACTTGCATCCATAGCAGTTAATGCACAATGCTTCCATGTGTCAAATGTTTGTTCGTACTTTATTGGTGGTTTACACTCTCCAGTTA